ACGAAGTTCTCCATCTTCCGGCAGCCGGCGACGTACTTCTCGACGTCGACGCGGCCGTAGAGTTGCGGAGAGAGCTCGCCGGCGTTGAAACTCGTGAGGATCGGAGATACCCGCGCCATGCCTACAACCTCGAATTAAGCCAGGAGTCGACCTCCGGATCGTCCGGCGTCCCTTCCTGGGCGTCGATGCACCCGGCCTCGAGCTTCTTTTGCTCGTAGACCTTGAGCATGAGCTCGGCGAGGCTCCGGTTGTTGGAGAGGGCGTAGGCGAGCTCGGCGGCCAGGCGAGCCGCGCAAGCGCCGACGACAAGAGGATCCATCTCGCCGGCGCCGATCCGCTTGATGTAGAGGATCTTCGCGCTCGATTCGTTCGTGAGGAGCTTCCGGCCCTCGACCTTGAATTTCAGATCCAGGCGCTCGAGTTGAAGGACCCGGAGGCAATCGCTCGGGAGCGCGTACTGATAGGAGAAACCGAAGACCGGCGTCGCCGTTTCCTGGGCGAGAGAGGCCCGGGCCGTCGCGCAGTTCCAGTTATAAGACCTCAAGGTTTCATCTACGCATTGTTGGTAGTAGACCTTGCACTTCCGGGCGGCCTCGTTCTCCTCGTCGATGTTCGCAATCGTCTTGTGTCCGATCGAGGTAAGCGCGAGGTTGCAGATATCGACCTGGCTAGCCATTGACCCACTCCTCTGAGGATCCGAGGAGGAGGGGCGCGAGGCCCCTCCCCTCTTTCGCTGTTAAAGTTCCCAGGTCAGGGACCGCTTAGTTCGCAACGGCCTTGAAGATGACGAGTTGCACCTTGCCCGTCGCGGCGCCGACGCCGGTCTTGAGGACCAGGGGCGTGTCGGCCGTGGCCTTGTAGCCCACGCCGTCCGTCTTGCCCTTGAAGGCCTCGACCGCCGAAGTGCAGACCGTGGCCGCGATAAAGCGGTCATCGTCGACGGCATCGCCAAGCTGCACCGTCACGCCGGAGCCCAGGGCGGCCGCGACGAGAAGGGCGCCGAGGAATACCTCGCCCTTCTTGAGGACGCCCATGTTGACCAGGGTCCCGGAGGCCTCGCCGGCGAACGTGAATTCGTCGTAGGTGGCGCGAACCTTGCCCCCGTACTCGGCCCCGAGAAGATCCCTCATGGTCGGGGCGATGAATTTCGCGTAGTTGCTTCCGTTCGGCATCTTGAAAATCCTCCTGTGTTACTGTGAAGGGGATCCCGGAGGATCCCCGGTTGCGGTTGGTTATTCGGTGGCCTGGATCTCGACGACGCCCTTCTCGTCCATCCGGGTAGCGCCGATGAACATCGCGACGTAGACCTGGGTCGCGTAGTTCTTGTCGGCTCGCTCGGAAACGCGGGTGATGATATCCGTCCCGATCCCCAGGAGGATCGAGTTCTGGCTCCAGGCCAGGCAGGAGCGGGTCGTCGAAACCTTCGTGAGCCGCTCGGTCCGGATGAATTTGAACCCGAGGAAGCTGTCGATCTGGCCGGCGGCCAGGGCCTTGACCGTGTTGTAGTCGGCGGATTTGATCTCCGTCGTGTTGAGCAGCGCCGTGACCTGTTTCGCGTTGAGGGCCAGGAACCGCGGCTCGTCCGGATCGTTCTCGTAGGAATCGAGGATCTCCTTCGCCTGGAGGAGCTTCGTGATGTTCAAGCTCGCCGATCCGTGGACGATCCGGTGGGTCGCGGTCGGGAAGGTGTAGGTCGTCGTCCCGTCCCGGCCGCCGTAGGCAATCGCCAGGGCCGCGGCGATGATCTCGTCGTCGATCGCCCGATTCATGGCCGCGACCGCGTTGACCGCGTACTTCGAGGTCGGGTCGGTGATGAGGGTCGGGCGGTCGAAGTTGTCGATCAGGTCCGCCCAATCGTAGGGAGCCGGCGCCACCTTCCGCCGGACATGGGGCGTCGAGATCAGCGGCGTGTCCCCGTGCCGCTGCGTCCGCTTCTGCGCGGAGGTCTGGTCGATCTGATCGAAGAACCCATATTCCCCCTGGACGCCTTCCTCGCGGATGCAAGGACGAAGGCGAGAGGGCTTCTGCTGCTGCAACAGGACGACGTTGTCGTTGTACTGCTGCACCATTGCGGTCGTGATTTCAAAGCTCATGGAATGATCCTCCTCTGGAAAAGGGGTTGTTTTTTACTCGTTGAACCGTCCAAGATTTCTCTTTCGCGATTGCCCGAAACCGGATCGCATCAACCATCAACGCGGCCCGGATCCCCATGAGGAGGATTGCCCGGATATGTAAGAGAGAGAGGGAGCCCGGGGCCGGCCAGGAAAGGAGGAGTAGGAACCTGGTTCTCGGCCCCCGGGCGCCCTGGGGCGTATCAGCCGCCCGACGAGATCACTTCGTTGAGTCGCATCACTTCCTTGACGGCCTCGTCGTGCCGCGGGTGGCGCTTGTTGAAGTAGGCCTCGTT